CAAATAGTTTTGCCACGCATAAAGAGCGCCATACCCAAGTCCTCCCACAAACACAACTATAGCTGATCCTGCCAACCAATAAGGTGCGAATCTTCCTAACAAAACAAGAGCTATACCCAACACAAAGGTCGCGGTTAATTCAGCAAGAAATGCCCAATAGGGCCTCTGGATCTGGTCGCCGTCAATCACTGTTTGTAGTGAGACTGCCGCGGGCATATAGTTGTACTGTGGTCCGGTTGGACTTGCGATCGTGCCTCCTATGCCTTCTGCTGTTGAGCCTATTATAACTGTCTTGCCTTCTACTATACTGAGATCTTCACTTGCTATTGAAACAGTTTCGAATTGTTTATTCCAACGCAACCATATCTGTCCATTAGGATCGGTTTGTATGATTGGATAACCTGGCACACGAACTGCTTCTATGCCTCCTTGATTTGCTTTGATTTGATATGAAGGAGCACCTGTGGCTGTCCTTATAACTTCGATAGAAATAGCAGGATAGGTGTCCTCACCTATACGCATTATTAGTGGTATTCTACGAACAACACCATCTATTTCTGTTGGAGTATTCAGTACGCCTACTCCGTCTGCATTATCGCCTAGCAATGGAATTGGACCAAGCATGCCAGGCCATTCAAACAAAAATGGTAAAGGGTCCCCTATTTTGGCTACACCTCTTGGTACAGCATTTTTGTTAACATTTGATATAGTACCGGTTTGCGAAATTACTACACCATTACCTGCAAGTGCTTGAGCAAGTTCCATGTCCCCACCTAATCTATCAGGTTCAGACATAAGAACAGGAAGTACAATAATACCTGCACCTGCCTCTCGGAGTCTCCAGATTACATCTGCTAAGACATCTCGCTTCCAGGGCCATTGACCATAAGTTTCAATAGCTTGTTCGTCGATGGTGACGACCGCAATATCCTGGGATAGCTGGGGCTCATCTGTTTGTTGAAGCAAGTCAAATTGCTTGAGCCGAGCAGTTTCAACTATCGTACCATCTCCGTAGTGAAACAATGTCATCATAATGACTGTCACAAAGGCTAAAGCCCAATGTGTAATTAACTTGCTCATACTGTATTTATTTAATTACGCACTCTGTATAGTTGCAAGGATTGAGCATTTTATCCCAACTTGGTCCTACACTTTCCCAATAGTCTTTGCTAGTTCCGCTATATGACACTATGGTGTATAACAAAAACCCTAGTCCTATGACTAGTATTATACTAGTTTTCCACATCGCGATTGTCCCATGGTCCGTTTTCATAACAGCCTGCTGGTAAAGTATCTTTATAACTAACTCCTGCTTCAAAGCCCATTGCAGTTTGCTTGATGTATGCACTTTCAAACGGCATTTCTCTAGGCTTGCCCCAACATTTGTTTTGGCTTTGTCCAGGTACACGATAGCGAGGATTGTGTTTTAAGAAGTCACGCATTTCTGCGAGTTCTGCTTGCTGTACACCAACACGATAGTTTGAATGGCAAGCCGCGGCTTTGCTCCAATCAAATGTATCAAACTGATCTGGTGTGTAATTGAATTTTGCCAAGCAAGCCTTCATTGCTTCGTTGCTTGGGTTTGCCCATGCTGTGCTTGCCACAGTCAGAGCTATGATAGTTAAAATATATTTCATTTTTTTGCCCTCCAAAAATATATTTGTGCGATTATTCTTGAGTGACGGAAACCGCACATCCGCTAACTGTTTGACAGTTCTGTGATAAACTGTACGATAGAGCACTTGTAGTGCTATTTGTGCCTTGTTGTAAATCTAAATCTGTTCCATACGAGCCACTTAATGTGACTGTTGCTGTATGCCCATATGCCCTGCGTTGATGTATACTGACGTTATTATCGTCACTGCCTATGTTGAGTGTTAAAGTCTTATCGCCATTGTGTTCTTGTATAACATGAACATTGTTGTCATCTGAATAAATGTTGACATCCATATTATGATCGCTGATGCTGTTATTACTACGCTGTGATAATCTTATAGCATTGTCATCACCACCTACGTACAAATCCATATTATGCCCTCCATGTTCTTGATAATCGTAGTCCCAAGTACCTCCTGATGTTATTTTGTAGCCTTGTCCTAGTTCCATATTGTTCCTATAACCAATGACGTTTAATTCCATTTTATCAGCATTGCAAGTTATCTCTGAACATTTTTGTTTTGCTGTAATAGTATTGTCGTCATAGTCTATTTCTAAATCCATTGTGCTACCATCTGTTTCTTGAACTGCTGTAAAGTTGTTGTCATCACCGTGATTGTCTAAACGCATTACGTTGTCATCACCTATTTGTGTTGCTGTCATTGTACCTGATGTTTGTGTGTCTGTTCCATAAGTGTATTTGTATAGTCCTAAGAAGTTTTTGTCACCTGTTTGTGTCACAGTAAGTGTTTGATTTTTACCTACGAAGGTAGCCTTGTTAGGTGTGCTGTTGACTGTATCTTCTTTTTTACTCACACGGTTATCATCACCATCCTGTGTGATAGAGATAGTTAAATCATCTCCTACTTGGTTAATGTAGAGATCATTCGAATAAGCTATCGTTGGAACAACCATTATCGCACTGCTTAATATTAATGCTGTTGTTAGTCGAAACACCCAACTTGTATCCGTATATTTCAAAATCACTTTGTTTAACATTTATATCGTATCCATAGTTTTGATCTAATTTCATTCTTATGTAGTTTTCACCTTGTCTGTCTTCTCTTTCCCATATCCACTTGTCGCCGTCTTTAGTAAGACGTATTCCTGTTTTACTGTCAAATCCGTATGTGGTTGTATCCTGTCTCATCAATATAGCATTTTGCCTTAATAGTTCATCTTCAAATAATGCCCTCAGTGCCTCATTCAACTGGTCGAGTAAATCATATAACATATCTCCTAGTCGCCAATCACTTTCATCTAATGCAGTCACCCACAAACTCTCAGTATCAAGCCAACTTGACGAATCAAGTAAGTCTACGTCTAACCAATCTAATCCTAAAAAGTCTGCACGTTTAGCATGTCTATAGTATACTTCTTGAGCTTCATCATAAGGTGAACGCTTGCGAAGTATAATCAAACTGTTGAGCATAGTCTCATCAGCTTCAATAAGTAAAGGGGGAGATGGGGGTTGCATTCTTGTGGAGGTCATGGTAGATTGGAAGGCTTGATTCATGACTACAGTTCCAACATCGGTGCTAACTTCTATCTCTCCAACATAACACATACCATTTGTGTCACATGAAGGAAGTAGAGTTATCATGCTACCACCCATCTCATCTACTACCATTGAAAAATCGGTTCCCCTAACTCCGATTGTAGCAGATGGGGTTTTGATCTTAACATTCTGACGATATTTTTTTGCTATCTGGCCTGATGCATAGCGTACACCGCCAAGGCCTGCTTTGATCGAAAGGCTACCAACATCATTTGCTGGATCGTATACGAATTCATCAATAGTTAATCTTGCATGTTCTGTAAGATCAACTCTTGTGTCATCGAAGAAATCGATACGCATTGTTCCGTTGGCTGTGACCGCAGTGTCCTGCATTTGTACAGTCACTCCGTTGTCACCAGTAATCACATCATTTCCACGCTCAAGAACTCCACTGCCTTTGATAGACCCAATAGAGCCTGCGTCCTCCAAAGCCGAGTGAACAGGCGTTGAGAATAAGAGAATGGTTGCGATTACTAATAAAAGTTTCATCTAGTCGCTCTGTGTTATATCAACATCCTGGCTATCACCATTGAATGTGCCATTCACAGTATTGTCGTAGATTCCGCTTTGGTTGACATCGTAAGTACTACCACCACCAGTAATATCTAGTGTGACTGTATGACCGTTAACATCGCCATCACCATCGATATCAATGTTTAGTGTATTACCTTCGTCACTATTTGCACTCGTAGTTGCTAATGAAGCTGAGTTGTCCATAGTCACTGTTAGTGCTACACTTGTACCATCAATGTCTGAATTGATAACGCTGTTATCACCATCAACTGTAAAACTTACAGTAGCAGAATCTGCATCAGCTGTTTCACCTATATCAAAATCAAATGTGTTTGAATCACCTGTTGTTGTGATATTTAGAGTCACAGTGTCACAGTTTCCTGTTGTTGTACTAGAACATTGTAAATCTACAGCGTTTGAATTACCTGTAAACTGCCAAGTACCAGTATAGTCTGTACCTTTAATGGTTGCAACGATAGTATTTGTATTACCTGTTTGCGTAATAGCAAAAGTCATATCATCGCCATTCAACGTCATGTCAGTAGTATCTGTACCGACTTTGTTGTTTTGTCCGTCCTGTGTGATGTCTAAATCTAGGTTATCGCCCACTTGATCTATGTAAATCTCATTTGCGAATGCCGTAGACCCAAATAGCACCATCAGGAGAACTGTTAGGATTCTAAGCATTTATGCCCTCACTTTCTGAACTCCCAGAGTTCTTTTCTTTCTCCTTCATATATCAGTTCAACTACGCCTGCCTCAATGGCCGCCCTAACAGCATAGTTGACCGGCTCATTAACTGAGAAGCCTGTCTCCGACTCCACTAGTTTTGTACCCATATCCAAAAACTTGAATACGTCCGCTCCGGATCTATGGCTTGCTATTGTTTTTTGAGTGGCTACACTCATCAATACTCGACCAGTGCTAACACTTACAAGCCTCATCACTACAGTGACAGTGTCAACTCTATACTCCGTCGAAGTACCAATTCCTAAATATCTAGCACCTACACCCCCAGTTGTTGTGTTTGCGTCATATCCAACTATTCCGCCCTCTAGGAGTAATCCTGCAAACAACATTGGCTTAAGGGGTGTAGGTCCTGTCTTTAATTCTTTTTCATATACGTCTCTTGTATTACGTATCAATTGTCTTTCTTTAATTAAGTGATCCATTCCAACACGTTCTACAACTTCAAACCATCCTTCATTGCCTACATTTTGTAGTGCTTGTATAACCCAAACTTCAGCACCTTGGGTGACAGCAGAACTTAGGTTAGAAAATGAATCAGATGGTTTACGCTGTCCTGTCTTATCACTAAAACTGTAAACAGCAACAGTAATTTTTTTACCAGCAATGGGTGGCACTGCGGCCAACATCTCTGGTATTGGTGATCTTTGTACAGTAGGCATTGGATCTGCTTCTGACAGGCCTTTTAGACTGCCTGGTGCCGCACATCCACCTAGCATACAAATTAACATTAAAGGTAATAAAATTTTCATTTAAAAGTTAAACTCCCCTGATCCTGGTATGGTAATTCTTGTGACTGTTCCATCTGCTTCTACAACTTCTAGGCTGATTTCGCCTGTAGTTGTATCTTTGGTCCAAGTTATAGTTGAACCTTCAATTTCAGCTGTTCCAGTTGTAGCACAGCTAGTGGAACAATCAGCAAACATAGCATCTACCATCTGCTTTGATAGTGTTGCGTATATTCTTGATTCTACGTTTTTAACAAATTTAGATAGAGTTGTATTTTCAAGCTCACGCTCAATACGCTCTGCTTCAGCTTTACGTTCATCGTCAAGCTCTTTTTTCCTGTTGAACTGTAATTGCTCAACAGTTAAAACATGTGTTGAATACCCATTGCCATTAAATGCTGGGGATTTAAACCCGAAGTTCATTTCGCCAGCTACTGAATAATGTACGTTAATCAGAACTATAGCGAAAATTATAGTTAAAATTCTAAACATTGTGGATTGCCCTCCACTAATATTTAGCTTTTTTTATTTAATTTCGAACGCAAACGCCGCAGGTTCGTGTGTAGCGGCAGTTTTCTTAAATGGATGGAAGCGTATTGTTCCGTCAAACACAGGCGGGTAAATTACATTAAATTGTGTAAACATGCCTTGGTCATCGCCTTGCATTTTAAATTTGGCTTTGACTTGTACCATGTTGGAACTTTCAAGTATAGTACGGAAGAATCTATCTAAACTTTCAACATCTGCATTCATTTTTGCGGCAGTTAATTTAGCAAGGCCTGCTGAGAAATGATAAAGCACTCTGTATCTAGTACTATTCATATCTCTTGGTTTATATGTTGCAGGATCCATACAAGCTGCATAAAATTTATCACCTACAATGTCTATTATAAGTTGTGCATTGTTTAAGTCAACTCCACCTTTTGCTAGTAATGCAATAAGTTTATCACTCTCACCTGTAGTAATAAGTTTTACTTGTGCAGCAAGTTTATAGATTTGATTTTTTACTCCTGGCTGTTTAATGATGTCCATATACGCAAAATATTCTTTGTTCTTAGGATCTTTTAAAAAGTTTGGATGCATCTTTTGGATACGATCTCTGTTTTCTTCCAGTGTATTTGCTATACTTACAGCACTGGCTTTTGCACCGCCTCCTCCGTCTTTGCTAGATATACCAACTCTTATACCGTCTGCTGACACAAGATAACTGTCAATTAGTTCTTCTGCTTCGTCTGCTGGGAAATCTACATTTATCATGTTGTTCCATTTTAATCCTGGCTTCAGCATATCAAGCAATTCTTTTTCTGCTTCTTGATAATTTCCTATAACTAGTTGATTTGATTGTAAAGCATGAGGTGCAGCTATTTCGCCTGCTTGTACTTCATAGTTTCTGTCATAGTCTTTTGTGACAGGAACAGGTTGGCCTAATTTTTCACATAGGTCAGCAACAATACTTCTTTGATCTGCAGGAAATTGTTCTAGGTCACCGCCCTTACCGCTTCTAAGCATAGGAACAATATTTTGTAAAGGCATTTGTCCTACTGTAATTCCACATCTGTTAGGATATAATCTTACAACAGGATGAGTGGCTTTACTGCCTTCAGCCTTGACTTGCTCAATAGCAATACCTTTTGCATTTAGATGAGTGACAAATTCGCCCATCAACCATTTTAAATAATTATTAGATTTACTTGGCCAATATTTCATAACAAACATAGGACCACTATCTGTTTCAATTTCAACAACTAAAGCCGCAAATTTAGCTTTTCTTGGTTGGGGTGAGCAATCTATTATGTTGGCAGGATTTAAGCCTGCTTGTTTTAAGTCTTCTTCAAATTGATCATCAGCACTTAGAGTTTTGTCATTACCAGGTGTTTCAGGGTCAGCATTGTCTGGTGTTGGCACAGGTGTTTTTATTAATTCATCTTGGTATTGTGGTTTACTAGCATCCTCAGGAAACATCCAGAACTTTGTAGGTTCAAATTTCTTACCATCAATAAACTGTAATTTGTTTGCCTTACCCGCTTGGTTATCCTCTACAGCACCTATTATGCCGCGAGTACCTTCCATTAGTTTTTGTTCAAATATTTTTTCTGCTATTTTGAATTCATAAAAACGCATCTGTATTTCCTAATATAGTGTATTTATGCGAGTTTAGGAAACAACATGTCTGTGCAGAACCTATCTACATCTTCTTCTGGTAAGCCTAGGCTTTTCATTACGTTTGCAGTGTGCGGATTTTGTTGCTGATTATGGCAATAATAGTCCTGCGCAGGCCCTACAATTTCTGGATTGCCTTCACCCTTAGTAGCACCGACTTCTGCAAAATAAGCACGTAAATTATCTGTAGCAATGCGTATAATCTCTGTTGCTTCTTCGTCTGTTTTTACATTACCTGCAGCAAGCATTTTGCCTGTGAAAATGTTTCTAGCCCACTCTGGTAGTTCACGTTGCTTTTCAGGTACAAAGTGTTCTACACTTTCAAAATAACCTTGTATCATAGGATGATCTGGATCAGCACTTGGTGAAAAGTCATGGAATGCACCGGTCATTTTATTCTTGCCTGCTATAACATCAAAGCCATATATAGGTGCAGGATTATCTAATGTTGGAAAGATACATACATGCATCATCCAAAGCCCTTTTGAATCGCGGGCATCTACAACATCGATGTGAGCACGGCGTACATTATTATTAGCCCAAACACGGTTAATCCAACCACCGTCTGGACGATTGAAATAGTCCAACCCATCTTCTTGTATTTCTGTCGCTTGTTCATCAAATATATCTATAATTTCGTCTTTACACTCAATTAGTTTGTTCCAGATAATGCTCAATATCTATCTCCATTAGTTCTTGAAATAATTTTGTACTTTGTTCAAAACAATACTTTGCTTCATCTGCCATACTGTCGTTTATCTTTGCACGAATAGATTCTTTTAATTCTGCTTTGTCTGATTCAAACTGATACATACGTCCTTCACCTGGAATTTTTTTAGCAATCATTTGTCCGCCGCTTAAATCTCCCATATGTAAAACATATACATGTGCCATTAAAGCAGTAGGGTCTTGCATAATATCTTTCATATGCATTATATAATCTCTAGTGCTTTGAACTACTATAGGACTACCGTTTTGATCTTCCCATAGTTCTAAAAAATCATTTTCTATTTTTTGTTTTCTTCTTAGTCCTGGTAGATCATCAAACAGTCCTTGAGCTCCGGCCATTGCTTCAAGTAGATCATATTTTTTGTGTTGATTCCAAAGATAAGTTGCGTAAAATTTTGGATTTATTTTACCACTCATTAAAACTTTTACAAAATCTTGCCGTTCAGCGTTTTTGTGATGTTCCCATGTAAGTTCTTTTAAACTCATGCTTGTTCAACCTTAATACTTAGAGGAAATCCATGTTCCCTACTTGCAGTGTTAGCCTCTACAGCCTTTTGTTCTGCGATTTCAAAAGAATATGTTCCAACAACAGCTGCGCCTTTAGTATGCACAATCAGTGTTAAATTTTTAGCAGTCTCTTCTGAATGATGAAAAATATTAGTCAATACCTCAATGACCCATTCCATAGGAGTCACGTTGTCATTTAAGAAAATTACGTTGTACTTTTTAGGTTCCTGTGTTTTTCTTTCTATCTTTTCATCAATAGATATTTCTTCTACTGTGTCTACATTCATGCTACTACTTATCATATATAATTAACCTCCTACACAATAAATGGGGGAGTCGAAACTCCCCCTAGACTGTTTACTTTTCGGAAACAGTTCCGTCAATATAACTACTGTCGTTGATTTTAATTTTCTTCGGTTGTAGTTCTTCTGGAACTTCACGCTTCAGATGAATGTTAAGCATACCTAGTTCTAGGTTTGCGTTTGCTACATCTACGTGATCTGCGAGTGTAAACTCTCTACGGAATGTTCTTCCGCCGATACCTTTGTGTAAGTAGTTTACTTTTTCGTCTCCTTTAGGAGCTGTGCCTTCAATCTTAAGAACATTTTTGTCCTTTTCAATTGAAAGGTTGTCCATACCAAAGCCAGCAACTGCCAATGAAATCATATATTCATTTTCGTTGATCTGTGCGATGTTGTATGGAGGATACCCTGTACCTTTGTGTGCTGAGTTTTCGAACATTCTGTCCATTTCATCGAACAGGTTGTCGAATCCTACAAAGTGTCTGTGTATTGAGGGTAAGTCTAGAGTTGTTAGTCTTGTCATGTTTTTTCTCCTTTATTAAGCAAGATTTAACTTAGAGTCCCTTATGGGCACTCTAGTAAACGCAGGACTCAATCCTGTGCCTACAGTATTATTTATACAATCTTTTTTCTTTTTTGTCAAGAAATGATTAACCAAAATCTTAATTTTTGGCATAAACATCATTAAACTGTTGTGTACATCTTACAAATGTCGTACATCTACTTAGGTATTTTAGCCTAATTGCACCAGCATAAGTGCAAGTAGAACGCAAACCGCCCAAAATATCTTGGATCGTTTTACCAACTGCACCTCTGTAGGGTACAAGGACTTCTCTTCCTTCACTGCTTCTATACTCCTTTAATCCGCCAAAGTGTTTTACATTCGCGGCTTCTGAACTCATGCCATAAAATTGCACGAATTTCTTTTCTTCTATAATATTATCATAAAAGTTATCTTCTGTTTTTTGCATTTCAGAGGACTGATAATATTTAGTAATTACTTCGCCACCGCCTTCATCGTGCCCAGCAAGCATGCCACCAAGCATAACAAAATCTGCTCCACCTGCAAAGGCTTTAGCGATATCTCCAGGGCAAGTACACCCGCCGTCAGCAATAACGTGACCCCCAAGTCCATGGGCGGCATCTGCACATTCGATGACTGCTGACAACTGCGGATATCCAACACCAGTTTGTATGCGAGTAGTGCAAACACTACCGGGACCAATGCCCACTTTAACAATATCGGCTCCACTTAATATTAACTCCTCTGTCATTTCACCCGTCACAACATTTCCTGCTATGATAACAATATTAGGGTAAAGGTTTCTAAATTCTCTAACAAATGCAACAAAGCGTTCTGAGTAGCCGTTTGCTACATCAATACATACAAAACGCAATTTGTTATTTGTTTGTTCATATACATCTCTAAATTTCTGATGATCTCTATCAGTAATTCCTATACTCATAGCAACATAGTCTGTTCTTTCTGGCATCTCACTATCAAAGTAATTCACAAGTTCGTTTACTGAATATGTCTTAACCAAGCAAGTCATAATTTTTGCTTCAGCAAGTTTGTCTGCCATTTCAAATGTGCCAACACCGTCCATATTACTAGCCATTAAAGGAACACCACGCCAGTGACGGTATGCGGCATTATCAGGAAATTCTGGTTGCCAGTTGCGCCAAGTGTACCCTCTTTCAAGATCTACTTCTTTGCGACTACCTAGTGTAGAACGCTTAGGACGAATAAGAACATCCTTATAATCTAATTTTACATCTTCTTCTAATCTCATGATTCTATTTTCTCACCGTAGTTAAAACTAATGCTGATTCTATCAGAGTTTGATTGATTCCCTTCAACAGAATGTTTAAGCCATCCAGGAAAAATATAAAGGGCTCCTGTTTTTCCCGCATATGTTGCTCTGGTAGCATTAAAATATGTAATTTTTTCCATGTACTCAGGAAGATGGTATTCTGCATTATCTGATCTTTCAAATTGGATATTACCTTGTTTCTGTCCTGCTTCAATATAATAAACTCCGCTTAAAACTGCATCTGCATGATTATGTAATTGATTGTACGACCCGGGTGGATTTATATTAATCCAAATATTTTTTATTTCTAATGGTGGTAAAGAAACTTGTCGTGTTATATTAGTGACTTCGTGATTTAAATGATTTACAAGTTTATCTATTTGTTCGTTTTGGCCTGTAAGAATATCATTACTTTGCCAGCCGCCATAGTTGCTTATTGTTCTTCCTATGTCATTTTTCCTGCGATCGTATGCCCAGTTTTTCAACTCGTAATTATCTACGATATGAATGACAGCTGACCATATGACCTGTGGAAACCACAGCTCAGTGTGCATAGCCATTTTAGTAGCCTCGTTCTCTTTTTTCTTTTGCTTGTTTTTTAAGCCATCTAGCTCTGCCAGCCGCTTTTGCTTTTTTACGTTTTTCACTTGGCTTTTCAAAGAACTGTCGCTCTTTGTATTCTTGAATAATACCAGCTTCTTGCACTTTTTTCTTAAATTTTCTAAGTGCGCCGTTGACATCACCGTTCCTTACAGTGACCATAATCCCTTCTGTTCTAGGACCATCATAGTATCTATTGTTGTTTCTTCTCAATTTCACCTCCGAGTATATTGTTTAGAAATTCAAAGTCGTATATTCTTTTATTACTAATCTTATTATACACTATATTCTCACCTTTTGTCAACCAATAAGTGTTATTAAAACTAACCAAATAACTTGCCAAATCTCGTAATTCTTGTGGCATATTATCCAAATCTAAAAATACTGCGTCACAAATTCTGTGCATTGTAAGCAACCAATCCAAGTCAATATTATCTGAATAAAGATAGATATTTACAGGTTCGTTATTGTTTGCAAGGATATTTTGTATACTTTGTCTATGTTCTTCGGATGGATTGATTAATAATATATTTTTATTTTTATTATATACTTTATCAGGAGGAGTTATTAAAATTATATCAGACATCTCTATCTTTTATCCGTTGCCATAAAGAATTTTTATTTTGTTCTGCATTTTGTATATAGCTTGGATTTTCAATAACTTCGGTATAAATTGGTTTGTTTATTCTTCCGCTTCGCCCTTGATCTGTCTTCCGTTTTCTTTCATCAAATAGCGTCTCTTTTTTTTTAGATCTGTACCTTCTGGTAGATATTTTTCCCAAGGTAAATCATTTACTTTACCTGCTAAGTACCAATCCTTATAAACCTTAATTGACTCTGTAGGATTGTCCTTTTTCCATTTAGACTTTGCTGCCTTCCATTCATCATTTGCATCTAAAGCGTCAAATTCCTCAGGAGTTAATCTTTCTAATGGTTCCGAAGACTCGTCTTTTTTTTCGACTACTTCAGGTTGTGCTTCATCAGTTTGTACTTCTGGCTGTTCCAGTTCTGTATCCACTGCATCTGCCACGGCAGTATCATCTTCTGGTACCATGCTTCCGCTATCATCATCTGTTGTAGTAGTAGGTTCTGTATCATCTACTTTCTCCTCTTGCGTCGGCATAGGCGAGTCAACAGTAAAGCCAGGATTGTCAGCAATCTTTTGCGCTCTTAGTTGCTCGTACTCTTGCCTAAGACGCCCACCGTTGTCATCTTTGCGTCTATAAAAGTCAAAGGTATATTGGCTAGCGATAAGCAACAATACTGCTAGTGGATCAAATACAAATATAATGATTAGTATGACCCAACGAACTGCTTCTTCTAACAAGTTCTTATCTGCGGCTTCGCCATAAACAAATTCAGCAATGTATTTGATTGGACCTACTTCAGCTTCAAGTTTTCTATACTCTGCTTCTAACTCGTATTTTTGTTCAGTAAGTGTGTCAATCTCTGCGTCAGCATTTTTAATTCTAAGCATTTGCTCGTCTACTGCCGCATCAATTTCATCTGCTTTGTCTGTTTGTGCTAGTTGTGATCTTAGACGTTCAATAAGTGCTTGGCTATTAGCAACCTGTTCTTCAGCACTTTTGCGTAGTCTTTGTATTTCATCTCTTGCTGTTTGTATAACTGGAGATTCTTTTACACGTACTTCATCAATTTTATCAAGCATTGCAAGTTCTCTATCTTTTAATGCAGGTATTTGTACTGTTCTTATATCTTTAACTATACCAGCAAGTCTTTCACGTTCTTTGTCTACAGTAGTTGTAGCATCTTTTCTTAACTGTGATACTTCGCCTTGTATTTGTGCTATTCTATCTTGTTGTGCTGCCACCCATTTAGCAAGAGCTTCTCTTGTGTTGCCACCAAACAAGCCATCGCTAGTCACGCCAATGATTGCTTGCCCTGCTCTAATTTGAGATTTCTCTGTGCTTTGTAATTGATTAGTGACACGAATAATTTCTTCTTCAATCTTTTTAATTTGTTGTAGTAGAGGATCAACTGCGCCTTGATTTGCTTTTAGGTTAGCAATCTTATCTTCATATTCTCTCGCAGTTGTTTCTAAACGACTGATTTCGTTTTGGATATTTGTGAGTTGATCTTCATAAGGTTTAGTTCTAGTGTTGTCAGTTTCTCTTGCATCCGAAATAATCTTATTTTGCTGATCAATAGCAGGTTGAATACGTTCAAAGGCTTTGTCAATACGGTCTTGTTCTTTGTCTATCTGTGCTTGTATGTTAGCATCAGCGCCTGTACCACTAGACTCTAGTTGTTTAATTTTAGTTTCTGCTCTATCAATAATACCGTTTAGTCTGCCTATTTCAGAATTGATTTGCTCAACTCTAGCAACACTTTCTTCACTAGCACTTGTTTGTTCAATATGTGCTTTAGATAAGAAACCAAAGATACCCATGCTTGTAATGAACATGAGTACGACCACTGCTGTGGTTAGATAGGTTTTAAGCCACCATTTCGCTTGCGACCAATATTTGTGTAGCCAAACTGCTGTGACCAGTTTACCTATTTCTAATGCTGTTCCCATTATTATAATAGGCACAGCGGCCGCGGCAAAGATTGCCACAAGGCCTGCAATTGAGTAATAAATTGCTACTGCCGATATAGAAAGAGCAGTCAATAAAACTAATAAAGCTAAGAACATAGTGTATTTATTTGAAGATACCAACAGTTTTAACTACTATGATATCTAAAATGCCACTTGTCTGCAACAAAACAAGCCTTATCAACCCAACTCATAGAGCGGGTTTTGTTATAAACGGTATTCATAAGATAATGACATCCATCCGGATCAATTTGTGCAACTCTTACAGTGCCGTCTGATACTCCACCTTCACCTATCCATTTACACGCTTCTCCTACTTGTGCATTATCTAGCGCAAAATAAACACAGTTTTCATGTTTTGCTTTACTTGAATCCGGTAAGTCATGTGCAGAGTGTTCACCCCATTGGAATAAAAGTTCATACACATTATCTGCTTTTTTATAATTTTGTCCTAAGCTCATGTCAGTATAGTAAGGTGTTTTTGAACTACACCCTATAAGACTAATACTGAGTAAGAGGACGCCAATCGTTGTTTTCATCTTTACACAAATATCCCGAAGTTGTTTTGATTGTACCATTGATGCTAATTTTTTTAACCCATGGTCTACAGGTTTTAGTATCAACACCATAAAATTTTTCTGCTCTGCTCAACGGATTATCAGAACATTGCAAATTTACTTCACTGTTAGCAACATTGCCATTTTTTAGGCTATAGTCAGAATCCGTTGTGCAATATCCTATTCTATCAGGACTTGGTTGCGGAGTCGATGTACAGCCTATTAAAAGACTAGCTATTGTCAGTATCAGATAGAACGGCAACTTTTGCACTTTTAGCCTCTTGAATAAGTTGATCAAAAATAGTCTTTGGCATTCTAAGTTTTACAAAAGTATAGTATTTGCCTGCATACTTAAATGTGCCTGTTTCTTTTGCAATATGTTCTCTAATAGTTGTATCTTTCACAACATAACTAATCACTGTTTTAGTTTGTCTAGTTTCTGAACCATTGTTGTCTGTAAACTCAAGACGTGTTGCAGAATTTACTTCACTGTTGACTCTTTTTGCAAAGTTGTTCATTGCAATAGCATACATTTGCTCTTCAGCTGCTTGTGTATAAACACTTTCACCTGCACCACATGCATATGCATATTCTTCTTTCCACCAGAACCAACCTTCAAAGCCTGCTTCTACACAGTTTGCATACCATTTAGGTTGTGCATATTCGTCCCGTTCTGCGATTGTAGTATAAGTTGAACACGCACCTAACATTCCTGTTAGTGCCGCAATTGAAATATATTTTAAGATCTTGTTCATTTTTGCCTCTTAATTAAATACCGCAACAACCTTATTGAACACATTTGTAATTTGTTCTTGGTTTGTTGCTAATTGGATTTTTGCATCAGCCCACGATTGTGTCTGATACTCTACTATCTTATCTTTTTCTTCGACAAGAAAATCTTTTACTTTAGTAAACGTTTCCATAATGCCTCCTTATGAGCCTTGGTTAATTTTAAGTTTTATAATAATACAGATAAGTTAAAAAGTCAATACATTTTGGTAAAATTAAGGCCAACGATAAAATTTGTGTGATCCTATACTGTCAATGTATTGTATTTGTTTTGCCCATTTTGGATTTACATAGTGTGCATGATAATGGGTAGCACCTTCTGTTATACCGCGATAACGATCTGCATACAACATTTGATATGCTATATACTGGGCTTTGATCCAGGCTTTTTTATCATAAATGTTTTCTGGTTTGCCATCACAGTACCAACTAAATTGGCAACGGTGACGCACAGGATAAAAAATTCTCTCATCGTCTGCTAAATCAGGATCTTGTCTAGTTTTCCAACTTTCACGAATAGGACCTTCTGTAATCACTTCGCAAATTGTATTTGGATAACGACTATCAAACATCCTATTAATGACCACATCTGCAACTGCGGCCTGTCCTGCGACACTGTCCGAACGTGCCTCAAAGTAAATGTTTTCTGCAAGACAGTATGCTTGAGGATCTTGTTCTCGGGTGAAGTATTCCTCTTGAACCACTCCGTCTTCAGTTAAAAATTTTGTATCACCATCCTTAAAATCTAATCGGATAGTACTAGCATCTGCAAAGGCCACTGCAATAGCAGAAAAAACAAATGCAAGTGTTGTTGTTAATCTCATTATGCCTCTCATCAATTATTTAAATTGTTTTTTGTGTAGTTTTGTGCGTACTTTAGTTTCTACGCATCTGTGCAATTTCTGTTGCCTGTTTCTGTCCTGTCTTATCATCGTCATCTGCAAACACAGGAACAAGATTTGACTTATGCATCATAGCAATACCTACAAGTTTACGTTCACCTGTATATTGCATTGCTTCTTTCTTTGTTGCTGGCGCGAAACTTGCACTGCTAATTTGGCTAGGTGCATTGTCAGTTGGACTTGACCTACGATATCCTGAATTAGCATTCCAATCAAAATTTGTGCCTTCTGTTTTGGAAACTTTCTTAGGCTTGTAATTACCATGCACATAATCTACATATTCGTCAAAAGTCATAAGATTATTATGACAACCTAATCGCTTCATATGTTTGTTATGTTCTCGATGTTCTTTTTGCAAACGTTCTAGTTTGCCAGCAGTCATTTTAATTGATTTCTTTTTACGGGTATTGAGAGTAGTCATACCTCTCACAAGATGCATAGTCATCGTGGCGCTCCTAATTATTACCTATGTAGTATATAATAGTTGCGCCACAATGTCAATATTTTTTGGTAAAAGACCTAAAAAGAATTACGCAAATGTTCTTCTTTTCATGATCTTGTAAGTAGCTACAGGTCTACCAACATTGTCGTTTGAGTTTGTTTCTACAACTCTTACGTCAAAACCAGCTTCTCTAAGCTCAGTTAATCTAGCACCTGGAGACGCAATGTCAAGATCCATAGCTAAATCTTCTGTTGTAAATGATTTACCATTACCCCAGTAATTTTGTAAGATTTGTTGATTTTGTGTACCTTCGTTGAAAAACTTAGTACCTTTAGCTTTTGTAGTATTAGCCATAATGTCACTCCTTATTATTTTTATTATTGTGTTTAACATTAATACTAATATACTATAATAAAGCGCAAAAGTCAACCTATTTTGGTTAACTACTTGTTTTCCATGAGTTTTTGTGCTTTTTCGTAGTCTTCGCGCGAAATTACACCTTCACGAAGCAGTTTTTCTCTGTTAGCCATGTGCTTCATAGCAATTTCTTCTTTAGATCCGCCAAAGTAAGCAACAGCATGTCCTTCTTCAACAAGGATGTCTGTGACGGTTTTCATTTCACCGTTGTATTCTACTTTGAAATCACCTAGGATACGTCCAAATTTGCCTTTCATATCCTCACCCTTGCGATCTTCTGTGGTAATAAGTTTGCCACCGTGCTTCATGAGTTCTTTAAGTCTTGCCTTTGCGGCTTCACCAAATAAATCTTCTACTTTATCTCTTGTTCTAGATTCTGGTGTGTCAATGCCCATTATTCTTACACGTTCATCTGTAAGCGTGACACCAAATCCTAAGTCAATATCTACATCAACTGTGTCTCCGTCTACTACTTTTAAAACTTTTACATCATATTCATTTTGTTGCATAACCCTCTCCTATTTTTTAAAAAGTTCCCAAAACTTTCCCATTAATAATAGTATACCTCCAAAGATGATCCACCCTATTGCAGGACCGCCTCCTTCTATATACCAAACTACCGGAATACCCACAAGCCATACAGTCTTAGCCGCATAACTTTTCCAATTCCATAGCACATATATAACACCATCCCAGCTTCGCATCTTCTTAGGTTTATCAGGACCAAAACTTGTCTTAGCATCTAAATGTTTGTAAAGTTCTGGATTCCTTTTATAGTAAATCCAAACTACTAAAAACATCAACCCTATGAAGATTAAACCAGCTGTATGTTCACTCATTATCTGTGCCAAACATATCTATTAAGTCTGGTCCGTACGTGCCGCCTGCCCAAGCAAGTGCTACAATAGTGATCACTCCATATACAAGCCATTTCATTTTGAAGTCGTCAACTTCCATTTTTAAGGCAACTAGTTCATTACCTAATATTCTAACAGCAATCTCTAATTTACCCTTGTCGTCAGTTTTTTTGTATTCAGCCATTATCTACCTTGTCCTCTATATTTTTTATAACTGCGTTTTTTACTTTTGTTCATAGAACTAAATTTTGTTCTACTGTGATTATTTCCTATACTAGTCTTCTTTGGTTGTGACTCGTGTGCCACAAAAGTTTTATGTAATCTCATAACCCTCCTTGGTTATGTACGTATTTATTGATCTTTTTTGTTTTTTATAAGAGTGTTGTAGTGATGTAGGCGCTGTTGTAGTAGCTCGCGAGCCATTGGATCGTTTTCCCTGCGTAATTGTTCAAGGATCTGTTTTCTAATCTCAGAGGGAGATTGCTTCTTACGATATGTTTTCTTGTGTTTCATTGTAGTAGGTGGGGGAATTACACCCCCACTAATTTATATTCCTTGCATTTGAGGACTATTTTTTGCAAAGTAATTTTCTGTAGCTCTTGGTCTTGCTAATGGTCTTACCATTTGCTTACGCTTGATCGCTTTATGTGCTTCTTCAGTTTTGCGTTTTTTACGAGCTATTTCAAAGTCTCTGTAGTTCATATCACTCTCCTTTTTACAGTTGAGTGCGTTCCTTCAGCTTACGCCTACTTCCATGCTATTGCACGAACGATACAGTATTTAGTCAAAAAAATAGGCTCATTGCATTAACAAGAGCCTATTTAATTAGTATATACTAAGCTATTGATAAGTTTACAGCACTAGGACCTTTTGGGCCATCTTGTGTGTCAAACATAATCTTATCGCCTTCATTCAACGAATGTAAGCCTGCGGCTTCTAATGCTGAAATGTGTACGAAGATATCTTTATCTTCACACGCGATAAATCCAAAGCCTTTTGTGGCGTTGAACCATTTTACTGTTCCTTGATTACTCATGTTTTTCCTTGTTCTTGTTTATATTTGAGGAAGTTTGTATCTAATATTAGGGCGGGAGGTTGTTATGTCTTCTGCGTCTTGTTCTTATTACTGTCTTGTCTCAACAATATTTAGTCAATAAAAAGGCCCCGAAGGGCCTTTTGTGGTATTATAAAAAATTTAGAACTTGTATTTGATAGATGCTTTCATTGAATCATCATTTTCAGTGATCACACCAGTACCTAGGTTCTGGCTCTCTGTCATGTGATAGTAAACACCCATTTCAACTGGACCTTGTGTGTAAACAGCACTTAGATAGTCACCGTTTGTACCAAGATCATCATTTTCTACTCTATGGAAGCCTAACTGCACTTCGTCAGTTAAACCATACATAATGCCGTAGTCCATTCTGTCTTCTTTGGTGTATGTGCCTGTGTTTTTGTCGTCCCACTTTTCTACACCAAGTACAACTGGAATGTCCCAACGATATAGGCTTGTACCAATTGCCCAACCCTGTTGATTGTTGTCTGAGTCTGTGATACCATCTTTATCACCTACCTGCATATATGACACTTCTGCATAGCCCATTAGGCTTGCTGTCACACCTGCGTACAATGTTTCAGTGTTTGCATCATAAGCAATAGAACCACCAACTGGAAGATCTCTGCCTAATGAATGGGTATCAAAATCAAATTCATTGTTGTTGTTCCAACCACCAAATGTAATCACCATTTTTTCGTTGTGATCAATTCTTGAGTTTGATTCTGTGATAATTAGCGGCACACCAATCTTAGGAGTTTTTGCAAAACCTAAACGCTGTGCATCAGTTTCTCCAAGATAAATTCTTGTGTTTTCACCTATGCCTAAACCCATTTGCTTTTCAACAATAGTGTTGTTTAGTGTAGTGTCTAGTGAATAGTGTGAATCAAATCTTGCACTTCCACCTGCCCATGTTATTGGTCCTGCATCAACATCACTTTGTAAGCCTGTGATAATCTCTGCACGTGAATCAATATCACTTGAGTAAGTATCGTCATCATAATAGATTTCTAACTCACCGTTAACAAATAATCCTGCTGGTAGGCTAGGAGCACTTGCTTCTAGATCTGAAACTCTTTGTTCCAGGGTCTTTTCTTCTGCTGTCGCTGGAGCTGCAAATGCAACCAAGGCGAGTAGCAAAGACGATAGTATAGTCTTTTTCATTTATTAGTCTCTTTCCTTAATTTATATCGATATAAAAAATGGCCAAAGGTTATCTTCAGCCAAGTATACTTATCATTATGATAATTTTTTTTATCGAAAGTGGCCCGTTCTGTTGCCCGGTGGAGCCATACCGCGAAGTTGCAGGTTATTAAGCTGCAAGTAGTTCACGGTCCATAGACATGTCTAAAGATGTGAACGCTTCAGGTGCAAAGTTTTCGTTTGCGTTTGTAGTTTTTCTTGCGATAACCGTGCTTGCGCCGGACAACTCCACTCATCTATTAACTGCCAGTCGATCCTATTTCAGGCCCATCAAAAACACACTAAGAACTGCTACTTGCAGTTGGATAGTTTGGTATTAATGTTATCCAATCTGCATCTGGAACTTCTATGACGATACCTAACTGTGGTGTCATCAACCCAGTATTAAAATCTTTTGCGGGTTCTGTATTTAACATTCCCATAAGAGCAAAAATTAATTCCATTTTATTCCTCGTAATGTGTTTTTGGTGGACCTGCGGGGTACCGCCCCCCGGTCCTGCTCAGCGTTTGAATTGCTTCAACGTTGCAGTATATTTATAGCACTATTTTGATGTTTTGTCAATCTTTGAATCTTCATATTTCATCATCAATGTTGATAAATGATCTGACTTTTTAAGGATACCGTATTCATTAACAACAAATACATCTCCTGGTTTGTAAAGATAATGATCTTTTTTTGTGCCGTCTTTAGCAAGGCCCATTACTTCTCCAGGCCATTCTCCTTTAACACTAAAACTTCCGTCGGGAAAACTTTCTATATTATAGTCCATCCAAATCATAAAGCACTCCTTAATAAACTGCGTACTTTATTATTTATGTGAAGAAAAGTATTTTAATATTGCCTGCTATAATCATACAGCAAGTTAAAACATGTAGGACTATCCAAAAGGTGCGAAAAGCCAAAGCCTTCTTTACATCTTGTTGTGTAATAGGAAGGAACTCTGGCTTATCGTCATCGGTAATACCAATGGGCATACCAACGGTGCGAGCCCATAATTTAAGCCAACGCCGTTGTCCGCTCATTACATTGCGTTCTTTTTCTCTTGAACTTCTTTTCTGCGTTCTTTGGTAAGTTTACCTAGATCGCCTAGAGCTTTACGAGCTCTTGTTGCTGCAGCCTTTACACCTTTTGAATCAAATGCCTCTGATTCTGTGATGTAATTATTAAAGGCTTGTACGATTTGTTCGTGTAATGTCATAACATTCTCCTTATTGTTTTATATTATAGTATGGTTTTATAGTATTGTCAACCATTAATCTCCAACAAATACATTGTCGGAGCCGCCTGCTGTCACTGGTGCACAATGAGCACCTCCTAATGGCGGACATAAATTATCTGGTGCCGCATCTTCTGGAGTATTGTTAACAACAAGTTTATTATTAATGTAAACATTATTATTTGCGGCGCTTAAATTGCCGCCGCCGTGAGTGTTTGGATCGCCATCTACTGACACTAGAAGGTTATTTGCAAAAACACTATCTTGTCCAACTACAGTAGTAGTTGCTCCACAAGCTCTTGGATCAGTATCTCTGTGTATTGCTACACTCATTGTACAGTTAAGCCTGTAGTTTTTTCGATGTATTGACTTGCCATATCTTTGTCAGTTTTGGCTACGCAAATAATATTTTGCATGTTTAGTGTAAATTTATTGTCGTGCCTTACAGTAAACATGTAAGGAGCAAGTCCCATGCCTTTTTGTTGGACTACTAACATTAATGGTTTTACAACAGTAATTTTATCTCCGCTTTCTGCTTCAAGCCTTGCGACAATTTCTTCGCCCGAGCTTAACTTAATGCTAACAGTATCCCCAACTGTATATGGTGCTTCTATTAACATTATAGTGAGTGTCCTGTTCCATTATAGTTAGTATCTTCAATATAGGATACAAACTGTTCGTATCCGCCTACTGCTGTTCCATTAACTTTAATTTGTGGAAATGTTCTAGCTGTTGGGAACTGTTCAAAGACTTCTTCTCTTTCGAAGTCTTTTCCTAATTCTTTATAAGTGTAGGTAAACTGTCTTGTTTCGCAAAGTTGCTTTGCTTTTGTACAACTAGGACAAGCAGGTTTACCCCAAATTTCTATACTCATAGTTTAAAGTCCTTTAGTGAGTCAGAAGTGACATCTTGTTTAATACCGCCAATGATGTAGCTTTCAACTTCTGTTTCCTGTGGTGCAACTTGCAGTCCAGAACTGCTCAACCAGTGTTGTGTCCAAGGAAGTGGGTTAGTGTTTTGTGGTTGATCAAAAATAGCATCGTAGCCTAATGCTTTTAATCTACGGTTAGCAATGTATTCTACATATTGATGCAATAAGTTTGCATTCAAGCCAATCATAGAACCGTCTTTGAAAAGATAATGTGCCCATGCTTTTTCTTCGTCGACACAGGTACGCCACATTTCATAAACTTCTTCTTTACATTCCTTTGCAATTTTTGCCATTTCTGGATCGTCTTTACCTTGTATCCAATTTTTCAACACATGGGTGCTTAGTGCCAAGTGCTGTGCTTCATCCCTAGCGATAAGTGAAATAATCTTAGCACTACCTTCCATTAGCTTTAGTTCACCAAAGCCAAAGGTACAAGCAAATGAAACATAGAAACGCAAGCCTTCAAGAATATTTACGTTCATCATTGCAAGAAATAGTTTTTTCTTAACATCACGCATTGTGCCTTTTTTGTTGTGTGTAAATTGATCTGCCGCTTCTGTAAATGCATCATAATTTTTTGTGACACTAATTGCACGTTCGATAATTTTCTCATCGTCAAGAATAGTATCAAAAACTTCACTTGGATCTGGATACACGTTTTTCATTATGTGTGTGTAAGAACGTGAATGAATAGTTTCAAAAAAGTCCCATGTCACAATACAACCTTCTAGTTCAGGAATACTAACATGTGGTAAGAATGCCAAACATGGACCACGTCCCTGTACACTGTCTAATAGAGTTTGATACTTTAGATTAGCAGTAAAGATATGCTTCTGCTCCGGACGGAAGTTAGCATAGTCAGCTCTGTCTTTTTGCAAGCTCACTTCTTCTGGGCGCCAAAAATATCCAAGCATTGTTTGATTTAATTTATCAAACACCGGAAATTTAAATACGTCATATCTTTGGGTATTTTGATCTGCACCAAAGAACATATGTTGTTTAGTGAAATCTACTTTCTCTCTGTTGAATACTGTTTTTGCCATGTTTTTCTTTCCTTTTCTCATACAATATCTTTATTGTAGCATACGCAATTTTTAGTGTCAACAACTAAATTGCACAAGCTTCGCAGTATTCTTCATATTCTTGATCTGATCCTGCGAACTCAGATCGTTCTATTGGTTGTTGTTTTTCATCTTCTTCTACAATATCATCGTCGGTTTTGTAGTCGTAAGTATTTTGGTAGTATGATGTTTTCCATCCTAACTTATATGTAGTTAGCAAATCTTTGATCATTACACTCATCGGAACTTCGTTATTATCGAAATGAGTTGGATTATAACTCCAGTTGCCACTAATGGCTTGATCAAAAAATTTCTGCATCATTGCTACAATATTAATATAACCTTCATTTGAACGCATGTCCCAAAGCAATGTGTAGTAGTTCTTTAGAGTTTGATACTGTGGAACAATCTGCTTAAGAGGCCCTTTTTTGCTTTTCTTAACGGACAAGTATCCTCTAGGAGGTTCGATTCCATTGGTTGCGTTCGACACAACGGAACTGCTCTCTGAAGGCATCTGTGCGGACAATGTGCTGTGCCGTAGCCCGTGTTGCTTAATAGAGTTGCGTAAACCATTCCAATCATATTTTAGTTTCACCTTAACTAGGTCATCAACTTCACGCTTGTATGTGTCTATTGGAAGGATGCCCTCTGAGTATTTAGTTTGCGCGAATCCTGTACATGCACCTCGTTCTTTTGCAAGGGTGTTAGATGCTTTTAGCAAATAGTACTGAAATGCTTCTGATAATTCGTGTACTGCTTTCCAAGCATTTTTATCATCATATTGTACTTTTTGTTTTGCCAAATAATGCGCTAGACCAATATAGCCTACTCCTAAAGAACGTCTTGCCTTTGTTGAAATTTCAGCAGCTTTAACAGGATACTTTTGATAATCAATTATTTCTTCTAGAGCACGAACTGCTAAATCACAAAGATCCTCTAAGTCATCTAAAGATCTAAGTATGCCAACATTAATAGCACTTAAAATACATAGTGCAATTTCACCTTCTTCGTCATCAATGTGCTGTAAAGGTTTGGTTGGTAGTGTAATCTCTTGACATAGATTACTCATATAAACTGTGTCTTTAAATGAACTGTGTGTGTTAGCGTGATCAACGTTCATAATATAAATACGTCCTGTTTCTGCACGTTCTTTAACTAGTGCAGAAAACAAATCCATTGCAGGAATCTTTTTCTTTTTAATACTTGTTTTACGCTCATACATTTCATACATTTCAGCAAATTTATCTGCATCACCAAAGTATGCTTCATATAGGCCTGGTACATCGTGTGGCGAGAAAAGAGTTATATCTTGTCCAGATAATAACCTTTCATACATTGTTTTGTTAAGCTGGATTGAGTAGTCTAACTTACGCACACGGTTGTCTTCTGTGCCTTTGTTGTTCTTTAGTACAAGGATGTCTTCAATTTCTTGATGCCAAAACGGGAAGTGTGTAGTAGCTGATCCGCCACGCACACCATTTTGTGTACAACAACGTACAGTTGCTTCAAACTTTTTTAGAAACGGAATGATTCCTGTGTGGGCGACTTCTCCGCCTCTGATTTTTGCGTTGACTCCTCTGATACGTCCTGCGTTAATGCCGATACCAGCTCTTTGAGCTGTGTATCTACCGATGGACATGTCCGACGCAAAGATCGAATCAAGTGTGTCGTCACTGTCAACGAGAACACAAGAGGCAAACTGCCTAACTGGAGTACGCACTCCGGCCATGACGGGCGTTGGGATATTGATCTTAAAAAGTGAGGTCGCATCATAGTATCTCCTTACATAATATAATCTATCTTCTTTAGGATAGTTCGCGAATAATGTTGCGGCAATCATCATATACATGTATTGTGGTGTTTCGAAAAGTTCACCTGATGATCTATCTTGACAAAGATACTTGTCAACTACCTGACGCAAACCTGCATAGGTAAAGTTCTCATCACGTTTGTGATGAATATAAGTATCAAGTCTTACAAGTTCATCGTCAGTATAACTATCAAGAATTGCAGAATCGTAAACACCTCTATCAATGTTTAACTTGATTATTTCTTTTAACGTAATAGTTTTGTAATCACCAAAAACTTCTTTATATGTTCCGTACAACAACAAACGTGCCGCGGCATATTGATAGTTAGGATTGTCTAACGATATCAAATCATTTGCACTTTTAACTAGAATTTCTTGTATTTCAGATGTACTCATGCCATCATAAAATTGAATGTTTGCGTTCATTTCAATTTGGCTACTGCTAACACCAGCTAGTCCTTCGCAGGCAAATTCTACTACTTTGTGTATTTTATCTATGTTAAGCTCTTCAGCTTGCCCATTGCGTTTTACTATGTTGATGTGCATTCCGTTTGACATGTTTACCTCTTTCTATAATTCAATATTTAGTTAAGCGTTGGCATGATATACACTTTTTCGGCATGAATAGCATCCAACAATGTTGTATCAAAGACACTAAGCATATCAGGGTCAATGACATAGTTTTTATCAATGCATAGATAATAAAGTGTTTTACTTTTTTGCTTATCTACACCAATATATATTTCAAATACGCTACCAGAAAAATGTGTGCTTAACTGTAAAGTATAACAAATTCCTAATAAAATACAAAATCTACAGTACTGATTTTCGTACACAAGTTCCCAAGGATCTGGCCAAGTAGCATTGTCCCAAGGATCTGTGTTTATACTAACTCTAGGTGCCGTGTTGTAGTATTCTAATGTATCCTGTATAGGATTTTCGCTAGAATCAATGCTATTCCTAAAGTCATGCCACATGGCAAGCCTTTCTTCATACTTAAACTTATGAAACATTACGGCGTGTAGTTGTTAAGTTTCTGCTTAATTTTGAACTTCATCTCTGTTGTATCATCTCCTGGCATTGTTGAGTTAACTATAACAGAGATTGTTTCGTTTGTCAAGTCCGCATTTTCATCAATTAATGAAGCCGTGAACCCAATTGACTCTTCGTACAAAGCATCACCTGTGTAAGTATATTCATCACTTACTGTTAGTGTTCCTGTACCGAAATTTTCTTGTGTAATTTTCAGTATTCCACTTCTTACTGCTTCGTAGTTTTGACTTACAAGAATATAATCTAGTTCAAATGACTGATGGTCAGCACCAGGTAGTCTAAATAGTTTAGTTCCAGAACCTGATGATATTTCAACTTTTTGTGTTCCGCTGTGTGTTGCTATTACATGTCCTTGTATTTCAGGTATGTAAGCAACTCCGTTAATATATGATTGATTATATGATAAATTTTCTGTTCTTGAAAAATAGTCGCCATTACTTTCGTTTGTAGGCCTATTGAATCTTAAAATACTCATTTGCGGTTGGCCTTCGTTGCCAGACTCATTTCCACAAAGTGTAAATTTGTTATTGGTGCTAATATTATTTTTTCCTTCTTGCACCCAAATAGCATGTTTGTTAATTTCATTAAAAATACTGTTTGAGATTATATTTTTTGAAGGGCCAACTGAAAGGCCTGCTCCTACTGATCCCATAATCATGTCATTACCAAAAGCAATACCATATCCTAGTGTGTCAAATGTACATTGATCAAAAATGTTATTGTCTATGTCCCAATTAGATTGCACACCATAACTATAGTTTGTGAATATTACATTTGTAAATTTGTTATTACTTGATTCTACTGATCCAGATAAACTATCAATCAAAAGTCCAACACTAGCAGATGCTATTGCATCAGCGGCACTCCAAGCGCCTTTTATCTTAATGTTGTTGAAATGGCTATCTCTACAACTCTGCAACCATAATCCGTAGTTGGTTGTTGTATTTTCAATTGTTAAATTTTCAATTCTTATATTGTGGGCTTGTGTGTTAAAAGTACTGCTTGCATCACTTGCAGGTGCACCAGGTGTGCTGGAACTATTTACAGTTGTTATAACAGCTGCACCTCCAGTTTGTTTGATTACTGTTTTATCTAAGCCTGCACCAATGATAGTAGCATTTGGTGGAACAGATATAACTCCTGTTAAAGTATAGATACCAGGTTCTAACATTAGAACTACTCTACTTTTTTCACTACCTTTTGTAGCATCGTTAATAAAAAGTTGATCTATTGCTCTTTGTAGTCCTGCGGTTGCATCATCACTAGCATCACCTGTTAGCCCAAATGCCCTACCACTTACAGTATCATCTAATCTTGCCTGTAGAGTTCTTTGAATAGGACTTGCACTCGAACTTCCAGTTTGTATAAATGCATCAGCTTCTCTGTATGTATAAGTGTCAGCTAAACTAAAAATGTCATCGTACTGTGTAAGAACCTTAGTATTTCCAACAGCAGGTGCTCCTTCAGATACAGAACCATTACCTACATATAATTCTCTAGTATCTATAGCCCAACCAAGTTCTCCACTTGCTAGTTGTGGTAAACCTGATCCTGCGTTTTTTTGTCCTCTACGGACTTGAATACGTGATATCTGTACGACTGCCACTGACTTCTCCTACATTAATATTAGTATTTATGCGAACTTCTCATAATACTGATACACTCGTTCGTACCATTCGTTGCGCCATTCGTTGTATTCGTCTGGCCAAATATCAAACTGCTGATACTCGCCTGCTCTACTACACATAAACACGTGACCTTCACGTATTTGTGTGCCATAAATTTCATTGTGTGCTTCTGCATAGGCTACAAGTTGTAAGAAGTAATCAACTACCCATTCAACCTTTTTGGGTTTGTTAGTTTGTTTGAAGTCCATAATAGAGGGTTGGCCTTTATACTGTCCAACTAAGTCAGTTGTTCCTGCATACATGTTAGGCATATATAGATTTACTTCTGAGCCCCATATTTCATCTACATCTACAAGTGCATGGGTCTTGATTTGTTCTGCCATGCTATGTGCTTGTTGGGCATAAGGGTTAGACCCTGGCTGTGGCCATTCACCGTAGTCTATGTAATCCTCAAGGTATTTGTGCATACGTGTGCCAACACCCGATGCTTCAGTCACTATCTCTTGTGCTTTTTTCTCGCCCACCCTCTTCTTCCAAGCAATAAGATGTGTCTTATCTTTGGTAGCGTCGAGGATAGTTGTGACTGAGGCTACTGCATTTCCGTCAGGAGTTGCATATAATCTGCGACCCTCGACTTGTTTTCTTTCTATAGGTTTGTAATCGTAGCGTTTAGTTATTAGGGTCATCTAGTTTTTGTATCTCCTGTTTGAAATCTACCACCAATATATCTCTGGGTGTTGTGGTAGGGTAAGCACCGTGAACAACACTTCCCTCCATAATTAATAATTTTCCTGGATAGGGTAAAAAGTCTTTCATAATCAAGTTGCCATCTGGCTCTGGCAAAACAACAATCGTTGAACCATTCTTAGGATAATTAGATTTAGAAAAATTTAACACACAAGTAATTACATCAAAAGGATCACCATGATCGTGTAATTCTTGCCATCCATTACTTCCATACCTGACCATCCATCCTCCTAATAAATCACCAAGGCGTATTGGTGCATCTTCTTTTTCTAGTGCTTTATTTCCTATCGCTTGTATATCTTTTGATAAAAGGTTAAGTTCGTCTTTAGTGAAATTTATCTGCACACCATTATGTGTGCAAGTTTCCTTGCTTTCATCTAATCCTTTTTTATCAAAAAGTGTTGAATAATCTTTATAATTAGGTAGTTCTGTTTCTACTACCCATTTTTGATAGTATAAACTATGATGGATCTTTGTCATTGTCCCAATCTTCAAACATAAAAGGATCTGTATAGTAAGGATCTACCATTGATCTAGGATCATCTTGTGCTTCTATGGAAACAATTTCTGGGACATAATGTTTTAACATATTCTCAACACCTAATTTAAGTGTCATAGTACTTCCTGCACAACCTGAGCAAGCTCCTCCTAGTTCTAACAATAAGTGTCCTTTGTGGTAATTTATAAATTCAACATTTCCGCCGTGACTAGCAACTGCCGGTTTTACATTTTTTTCTAATAAATCTTTTATCTGTTCTATAATTTCCGCATCTGGTCTATCAGACATAAAGTTTGCTCCTAATTTTACTTAGTATAAAGCATAAACTGTTGATTGTCAAGTGGTTTTTAAAGTTTATTGCCTAAGTCAGTAGCTGACTTGGCCATTTGACTAACTTTATCACCTTCTGGTTCTTGCTCAGGAGCACCAGAATCTATGGTTTGAGCTGTCTTAGGCTCAACACCTTCTTGCGAAAAGTTTTGTGTCATTGTTTTGATTCTTGGATCTGTGTCGTAGGCGGCTTTAAATGTACCATAGTCGAATTGTTCACCGCCTACATTTTGCATAAGTTTGTTAAGGTCAAGATTTTTTGAGCCTTGTTTGATTGATTCTTTACTAGGTTTAGCAAAATGTAAAAAAACAGATTCGCCTTTTTGATCTGCTGAATTAATAACTGTTCTTAAAACTTGAACTAGCTTGGCTGAGCTGCCTTCGTCTTCTTTTAATAAAATATCAGACACTAGCATGTCTAATCCTATTTCTTTTTTGAAAGTATTGTGCCTAGTCTGCGACTAGTTTCGATCATTTTACGTTTTTGAATTATGCTTTCACGCTTATCTCTGCCTGCTTCGTCTTCACCACCTGCAGCTGGTTCTGATGCGCCAAAGTCATCTCCACCCTCTGCGTCAACAGTTGGTTCCATCTCTGCCTCAGGAGCAGCATCATCAGTTGCCATTCCTTCTGGTTCTTCGGCACCCATGTCTTGTGCAGGTTCTGCTTCGCCTGTCAGCTGGCCTACGCCACCTGTGAGTGAGCCACGTGTGCTTTCTAGTGCTGTGTATAAACTTTCTAATGCTGGCTTAACTGTTTGTATAAATGATTGTGATTGTGCTTCACCCATTTCATCGCGTATTGCATCACCTAATTCTAGCATTGATTCTGATTGCATTTCTGCTGTGTCTTCCATCCAGCCTGTAATTCTATCTACCATGTCCTTAGCGGCCATTACAATTTCTGCTTTGTCTTCTTCACCTTCAACTAATGTTTGAAAATAGTTGTTTATAATTTCTTTACCTTCATCTTTTTTCATGTGCTTCCTCAACTGCGGTGGTACTTTACTTAGGTCCTTAGCTTTTTTCTCTTTAGGCTTTGCATCTTTGCCTAGATCGTTTTTGCCTTTGCCATCTTGTGCATAATCTGGAACACCATCTTTGTTTTTATCAGGCATTTTTTCTTCAACTGATGCTTCAGCAACAGCGGCATTTAATACGTCAAGAAATAGTTTGTTTTTTTGATATCTATCACTAGTATTCAATGAATCAAAACTTTCGTTAGTTTCAAATTGACTTAGTGTAGTACGTAATTTGTTTCTAGCATCTTCTAACTGTTCTAGTGTAAATGCTTCTAAATTAATCTTTTTACCAAACCTTGCGGCAAGGCTTTCGTTCAAGGACTTTGCTGTCATTGGTTTTGAAATTTCTCTAATATTCATCAGTTCTTCCTAACGTATAATATATTTATTTATCACTTTATATAATTAAATAGTTCATAAGTTGATGCCTGGCTTGATGTGTTTTTTCAAGAGCTATTTCCAGACGTGTTTCAGCTACCTCTTTTTTTAGTTCATCTTTGCTTTTTTCTATGGTATTTTTATAAAATAGACTATCTAAATGATGTTTTGCCACATTATGATCTAAATTTTCAATATCAGGCCCTGATTTTGTTTTGTATATAATGCTGTGTGCATAGGCCACAGCACCTGTTTTGCTGTAAAAAGACTTTAATTTCTTGTTTTCCTTACAATCATACAACAAATAACCATGGCTGCTTTTACGGATTATAATATGCTTAATCCGTATGCTGTTGCCTTTTTGATAAGGTATAACAGAGAGATCAACGCTGTTTACTATATCTTCTAACTGTTTTAATATGTGTGGTTCAATCATTTCGCATAACCAAAAAGAGCCCTTCGTTGCGTACTTTACTTACTAAACTTTTCTTTACTAAGTTGTCAATTATGACTTGTTCTCTTTCTGAATATGCGTGTAAAGGATGCGGGGTAGCATCCATTTTAAGCAATAATTTTGCTTCTTCGTTCGTTGTGTAAATCGTAAAATCTTGTATAAGTTCGTTGATTTTCATTATATTGGTTGTTTCATTACTACCTTAGATCCGGGCTTTATACCATTGTCAACATTGCCAGCTGATTTAGGATCAATTACAAATCGCTTGCCTGATGCATCGCTAGGATCTTTTTGTATCATGCCTGGCTTCTTAGGATCCCTTGGTATCTTTGTTTCAATACCGCTTTTAGGATCTTTCAAAACAACTGTTTTATCATCTGCTGACATCACATCTAATTCTTGTTCTAATAATTCACTTATTTTCATTTGAACTTCTTCCTTCCAAAAGGGGACGATTTTGGCTTGTTTAATCTAGTTAGCCTTTTAGCTGCAGGATTAGCCCTTCTTGCGATTTTAGATTTTACCTTGATTTGTCCACTTCTTTTATTTTTTGTTTGTTTTAAGCCAATACTTTTCTTTACATTGATAGGCGCATTACAAGCTGCAGGACTTGCTCTTACTTGTCCTTTTCTAGGTCCATATGTACAGCGAAACTTGCGTGTTTGTTTACCGCCGCTTCTGCTCCATACCCTAGTTGAACCTTCTAATATTTCTACTACTCTCATCTTGAACTCTTATTTAGTTGTGCGACTCTACGACTTACAGGACTTACACGTTTTGTACGTCTTGCTTTTCTCGCCATTCTATTACCAAGTCTTGCTTTTGTTTTTTTAAGAGCAATTCTTCTTTTGATATCTTTAGCCTTAAAACATTGTGCTGGCTGTGAAACAACTCTTCCTTTTCTACTGCCTCCTGTGCATCTATATTTACGCACAACTTTTTGTCCAGACTTTGCCCAAACTTGTTTTTCTTCTAAACTTTCATTATCTAATGAGTCTAAAGCATCTTTTGCAATAGATGTTATATCGTCATCTTTGTTTTTAGATTTTTCTGGCATTGGCATCCCTGAACCATCTACAACAGGACCGTCTGGATTACCTGGAGGTGTGCCATCTACAAAAGGAACAATAGGTGCTAGATACAACGTTTCTTTTCTAAACCTTACAAAAACAACTTGATGTGTGTCTTTGAGTTCTTCATACTTTTCAGGAGTAAATTTGAAAATATAATCTTTAAGTTGCCCTAGTAAAAGTCGATTTACTTCTTTAGGATCGTCTGGAGTACCTTCTTGAGGCGTAGTTCCAAAGTAAATATCTCCTACAATTTGTATCATTTTATTGATTGTATTTTTACCAGGATCTCCGTCAACAGTCAAGTCATTATCTTTTTGAAAGTTCATAACACCTCGGGCTGTTTTACGGCCAAACCAACCATCTGCTTTGCCTACATTATATCCTAAATCGTTAAGAATATATTGGACATTTTTTAATTCGTCAGTCTGTATAGAGCCTTTTTTTGTTTTGCGCCATTGACTTGATGAAGTATCTATAGACTGGAGTATAGCCAAAGAGGCCTTTGCCATTTCTGGGTCCATCTTTTCCATGATGATTGATGAGATTAATTGTCTTACAAACATTGCATACTCCTATGCAGTATTTATACAACTTTAATTGAAGTTTATTAATAGAACGATAATGGTTGAAAGTAGGCCTGCAACAATAGTTCCTGTTGCACCTATGATAACTTTGATCATGCTCTTGTTGCCGTGTTGTATATCTTGATGAACATGCTCTAACTTCTTCTCTACTGCTGTTAGACGTGACTCAAGATTCTCATAACGCTGTTGACAAAGGTCAACATGGGCTTCAAGATTTTCTCTTTCTAGTTCTGTTGTTCTGGCTCTTGCCATCTTATTATCTCTCCGTTCCTTATTTCTCGTGGAAGGGGCCTAAATATGCCTTGTGATGTAATGTTTGCCTAAATTATAACATTATTTATAATAATATCTGACTTTAATTATCAGATAGTTTAAAAACAATATTTCGTTCTGTTGCGTCTTTTGTTCTAAAAGCATGATTATTTATAGACGCTGTTTCATTTAATCCTGTAATAATAGGCACTAAATCAAAGTCATCGGTTAGTGTTTTTTCCGTGACTGCACCTTCGTAATTGTGCTCAAATATAAATTCCCAATATCGTTGTTTGCCTGTAATTGCTGATCCAAATCCTATATCACTAACGTCATCTACTATTGCTTTGCAGGATATTGTTTCTATATTCACCCTCATGCCAACGGTTTGCAACATGGTCAAATAGTTTGCTTGCTGATTGCGAGCAAGTTTATCATCTTGCTTGCGAGCGTTGGTTTCGGTGATGTCTACTACGGTGATCAGGGTGACTCTCATGACAGTATTTAACGGTCATAAAAAAAGCGCCACTGCAAAAGTGGCGCTTTCTTCTAGTATTAAAACTATTCTTACATTCCGAATAGGTCTGACTGTAGTGTGACAGTTGTTGTACCTGTTGTACCGCCGTCTGTGTAAACACCAGAACCTGCAACGATTACACCTGGTGTACCAGCTGCGTCAAAGTGACGACCGATATCAGTTGCAATAGTGTCGATTGATGTTGAGTGACCGTCTGCAACTATAATTGCTTCACGCCCGTTTGCGTCCCACTGGAAAATGTGTACTGGTGCACCCATTGTTTCCATTACTTGCTGTACGCCTGCTGCGTTTAGGTCTGTTGTACGTCCTGAGTTAGAAAGAACAACTTTGTACACAACCATTTGGTTAGTTTGTACAACTGTGTTAAGTGCTGTTGCACTTGGATTGTCACGTGTCACGTCACGTGTAATTGATGATATTGCCATTTTATTTCTCCTTTATCTTAATGACATACACTACGCTCAGTAGTGTTTGTATAATATTATTTAGTCTAAGATAAAAAAATAGCTATTTTAAGGTCTTTTTCGCTCGATTTTGAATAGATCTGAACATATTGATATAACTAGGACCTGCTCTCACTACGTCATCTAGTGCTTTAATAGCTGGCAAATAGGCTTTTACCATATTTCCAGGTATTGGTTTTCCTTGGGCTGCAAGTTCTAAAAAACCTTTTATCAGCATTATATTTTCTTTACCAACTAGGTACCTATAAAAAACATAGTCTCTACTTGCGGCACTTGTGTCAGGAATACTTATTACTGGTTCGTTATCTTTTACCCAGTTGCTTTCTAAACCTGCTCTACTGCAATACATTTCTAGTTCATCTATAACATCACTGCTTCTTAATTTAGCGCGGCCTGCATATAATAGTTTTGTAGCTGTGACTTTTTTCTTTTCAATATCTAATGTGCGCCAGTTAGTTATTGACCTACGAATCATTTTATATTCATTATTAGATATACCAAGCACTCTTTCTAATTTTACAAATAGTTGAGTACTAGATGGTTTAGATCCTGTTGCAATCTGTTGTAGAAAAGCCTTAACATTATCTACTGGAAGGTATGTATTCATTCTTGAACGTCTTGCGGCTCCTGGATCTTTGAGTTTATCTAAAGCTCGTTCATCTCCAGTCACAAAATAAATGAAGTTGTATAGGTCTGTACCACTTATTTTAAAACGTTCATAATTACTGCTAAGGCTCTTCCTACAATAGTCCCTTATAGTTGAAGTTGCTTTAGGGAAATTTGTAAGTAAATCAAGAACAAGTAAGTGCAAATATAATCTTTCGCAACAGTCTTTGTATGTCAGAACTTTCATGTTCTGATCATTGCGAGTCATTCTTGCTTCTTCAAGTTCTTGTAAAAATTGCATTAGTAATTTACACCTACATTACTGCTTCTGTTTTGTAAAGCCATTTTTGTTGAGCTTGACATATAATTTGCAATGTAGTACTGTTGCATACTTTTACCGTCGTTAGCATCTAAGAAAGGAGTTAGGCCAACTTTAGTTGTAATGTCTTTTGAAAACTTTGCTTTCTCCTGTCTATCACTGCCATTAACTGGACTACGTTTTAATAATTGCATTAGAGCATTTGCTTGGTCAGGTGTCACTTTGATATCTGATCCATCTTTAGTTTTTACGCTGTCTATGGGATTTGGATTTCCTCTGCTGTCTAGAATTTTTCCTAATTGATCAACAATTGAAAAATCATCTCCGCCCCCATCATCGTCTCTATCTAGTTCCTTACCGTAGTTTTTAAGACCTAGATCGTCGAAGTCACCTTCTTTTAATATGTCTTGTATTTTCATTTCATACCTTCCTTATCGTTGTACTGCTCTGTTAGCAGCTGTAAAGCCAGCTCTGTTTACTAGTTTAAATGAACCTGAAGGATGAGCCAGCACGTATCCTTCTCCACCAGGTTGATCGCCTATTGATGCCCTTATAGAACTTTTGTGGCTGTCAAATTGATTAATAATATCATTTTTTACTTGCATTATTTTATTGACAACTTCAAATATTGCATCTATGCCTGTTTTATTTTTGCTTATATATTCTACTAGTCTTGTTTGTTTAACTTTGCTAACACTCGATCCTGCAAGCCATCTAGTAAAATCGTCTGTGTTAATATTGCTTAAACCTGTGTCTACTTTTTGATTCATGTAAGAATAAAGTATATTAGGAACGTCCTTCATTTTCATTGACACAAGTGTTTGTACATTTAAAAAAGAATCTATTGCTGCAGAATCTTTTGCAACAACTTGTTGTAATTCTTTAATAGCAGTATCGTCAACTGCTGCACCTTTTTCAACTGTAATAGCAGGAAATACTAATAAGCCGCCGCCGGACAACATTTCTATATAGTCAGGTGGCAACGGTTTTTCTGTGCCATTCTCATCAATCATCATATGTAAAACAACTCCACTGTTGCTTTTTGCAATTTTTTTACCCATTGCACTATCTTTGTCGACTCTGTAAGTGACCATTTGTGGTTTGAATACATAATCGTTATCTTCTGTAGGAGGTTGGTGATAGTATAATAAATCTCCTTTGAAATATCCTACAAAGTCATCAGGCACTGCTTGTTCAAAATCATCAAACACATTTTTCATATTACTTGCAAAGGCTTTATAGTTGTCGTCTGCTTCTATTCCTTTTCTTTCTTTTCTTGCAAGGAACATTTTTTCAATGTCTTTTCCGTTTGACGGTCTTCCATCATAGCCTTTTGCGCCGAAACCGGATTTGTCTGTAAGTGTAAATTCTCCATTTGCATTACGTCCAAAAATGACTGCGGGAGATCCATCCCATTTAATAGTGACATCTTTATGTCCTCCTTGTTCTAAACTTTTTAGGCTCTCAATTGCTCTTGCAGCACCTTTTGATCCTTCAAAGAAAACTAAATCCTCAGCATGATGTATTCTTGCATCTTGCCCTTCGTTTATTTGTAGAGATTGTTTAAATTCATAAAAACGCATTATGCTGTTCCCATTCCTGACTTACCTGTCCGATACGCCATTCTTACATAGTCAGGAGCATTTGCACTTCTTCCTCCTGCTCCCCAGATAGTTCCTCCTTTAGCAGACCCCCATAAGTCTACATGTATACCTGTGCTACCCATATAGCCTGGACCTGCACCAATACCTTTAGCACCAGCATCTACAGCTGAAGCAATAAATTTTGCAACAATAGGATTTTCTCTATCAGTTCTTAACGTACGACCATCGCTTACTAATTGTATGTCTGCAGCATAGCCTCCGTCGTGACGAGTTGATCCTGTTCTTCTCGAACCTTTTCCAAGTGCGTCTTGTCCTCCACTAGTGACTAATACGTCAACACCTGCTGCTTCGGCAGCACTCTTCAGTACATTCATTAATTGTCTTTGTATGGGTTGGTTTCTAGTTTTGTTTGAATTAGCCATTTTAACTCTACCTTCACCTTCACCAGATGCAAACGAAACTTGATCACCTCCACCAACTTCATTACCTGTTGGTGTTGGCTCTTCTACTTTTTTTGCAGAATTTAACTTTTGTATTTCTTGTTTATTTAAACTTGTAGGTGGAGTAGAGATGTTGTTATCTTTTTTAAATGACCTAACTGCCGCAGTAGTTCTGTGTCCATACTTCCCGTCAACTCCTGTGCTACCAACGCTGTATCCTAATTCTTGTAAACGTTTTTGCACAGCCTTTACTTGTGGAGCAACTTCTGGTGGATAGGGCGGACCTTGAATAATTTGCTCATCAACAGTTTCATTAAAATTAAATTCAAAAAATCTCACTATAACATTCTCACACTATTCAAATTTAATCCAGCAAGTTCTCTGATTCTGTCAAGTTCTTGATCTTGCTCTGCTTCTGGTAAACCTTTGCCTTGTTTTTCCATTGCTTCTAACCAAGGAGCAACAAGCTCTTCAAAGTTAGGATCATTTTTAATTTTTGCAATCATACTTTCAACTGTATGAGTATCAACTTCTTTTGCTCCAGGGCCAAGCAAAATTTCTGCTATTTCGTCCCAGTTGTTTGCGACTACTGCATCGCCGTTGTTTGGATCAACAACACCTTTGGTAGGACTAAATTTATATCCTCTACCTCTTGCTATGCTTGAAAGGAGCACAGCTCTGTCTGCGCCTGTGTAGTGTTCAGTGCCTCCACGTTTTGCTCCGCGTTGTAAATCAGGATTGTCAGTAAGCATAAAGTCTGTTTGTACAAAGCCATTTTCTGTATTACCTTTTATAGGTGTGCGAAAGTGTACTTGTAGTCCGGCATTAGCGACCCAACCTTGTGTGAATGTTCTACCCTTATTCATAATTTCTAAATCTGGAATACCTTGCTTTTGACACCAAGACGATAATTTTGCAATTATTTCTTCTTTGGGTAGTTCTCTAACGTCAACATTTAAATCAATATCACCTGAACTATTTTCTTCAAATGTGCCGTCCGGTTTATTTTTTTTGCCTGTTGTACCAAGCATGTCTTCGTCAACAAATTTAAATCCAAATGTGCGGTTTAACCAATCAATAGTAGGCTTGACATCAGAAGTGGCAATCCTTTGAGTAATAGGACCTTTTTCAGTTTTAAAAACGTTTCCACCTTCGTTAAGTATCATTCTTTTGCCTTTGTTTATTTTCTATTATCTTTTCTATTCCACGTTTGAATTTACGTGGATCACCACTTTTGATACTGTTTAAGAAACGTCTTTCTAGCTCGCCTGCGGTTGTTGCATCGTAGTTTTTATTGATAGTGTTTATCAAATTAATACCACTTTTGATAATATTGTTTGCTGTGGCTTCAATCATAAGATCATTGTCTCTGTTCAAGCCCAGATTATTTAATTCTTCTAATATACTTCTTGTGTGTTTTTTCATGGCACATTCCTATACATTGTATTTACCGTTAGTAAAATAAATACTTCTATATAAAGGAGGGCATTAATGGACATATCTAAACTAAATTTCAAAGAAAAATCCTTATTATTTGCAAAACTGTCTAAGATTGCATATTATAACAAGAAAGAAGCTACAAGTCAAGCAAAACGATTAGGCTTCACAACCGTAGAGTTCTATGACAGAGATGGAGCTCAAGCATACAGATTTATGAACAAAAAAGATTTGGTTATTGCTTGTCGAGGCACAGAACCTTCTGAATTTAATGATATTAAAGCAGATCTAAAGGCAATGCCTGTCCTTGCTGAAACAGTAGGCAGAGTGCATAAAGGATTCAAAGCAGAAGTAGATGACCTATGGCCAATGATACAAGAAGATTTAATTCGCACAGTGAATTTAGACAAAACACTTTGGTTCTGCGGACATAGTTTAGGTGCAGCAATGGCTACTATTATGGCAAGTAGATGTATGCATGATATAGATTTAAATGACCCTGTTGAACTTTATACCTATGGTTCCCCTAGAGTAGGTTGGAAACAGTACTGCAAAAGTTTAGGTGTAGTGCATCATCGCTGGCGCAACAACAACGATATTGTGACTAAGGTTCCATTATGGATTATGGGATATAGACACGACGGAGAACTACATTATATAACAAGTGATAATAAAATAGGAAAGCCTAGTTTCTTAGATTGGTGCAAAGGTATGTGGGACGGTATAAAGAATAAAAGATTCGATTCAATTGCCGACCATGATATACAAGCATATCATGATAACATAGAAATAGCTCTCAAATAGATTATTGCTTTCTAATTTTATTGTTGTAATTAAGTGCCTCTTCTAAAAGTGTAAATCTAGAATCTGCACTAATAACAGAACTTCTAATTGTTGCAAGAACATCTTTAGGAAAACAGTGTCCTCCAAATCCGCGTTCTTGGCTTACTTTACTATGGCTGTCACCTATGCGAGTATCATCAGTAATTACTTTTCGCACATTTTCAAAGTCTACTCCTTCGCCCTTGCAATAATCAAATACTTGATTAAAATAACTTACCTTTAGTGCTAAAAAACTATTTCTTAATTGCTTTGCTAAAATAAGTTCCATAGGTTCAGCAATGTGTATATTAACATTTCCTCTGGCAAAACGTATTAGGTCTGCCCAAAAGTTTGTGCTGACTCCACCTAAATAAAAATCTTTACATTCGTCAGCATCTTTCTGCCAATGGTCAGCTCTTAGAAACTCTGGAGAGAAAGTGACGTTTTTATTTTTACAAGTATCTGTAATAAGTCTCCAACCTTCAGGAGAGATAGTGCTTTTAATTAATATAGGAACATCTGGTGCTTCATCAATGACATCACAAACATTGGAGACATCACAGTGTCCTGATATTTCTTTCTGTGGTGTGCTTACACAAACTATTACAGCGTCAGCATGTTTTAGATTACCATACTCACCTTTGGCAGGATCACTTACGATAACTTCATGTCCATCTTTAAACATATGCTCATGGGCTTTGCCTACGTATCCATATCCTGCAATACCTATCTTCATAATACGTGTACCTTTTGCCTAATAGTTTCTATCAAGTTTCCTAGTCCGTTTCTACGTTGAGGTGTTAGTAATTGTTGGATATTAAGTTTTTCAAAGTCTTGACAAGTAATTTGTTTTGCTTCTGCAACAGGAATATCTGAAAAACAATCTGCAACAATACTTGTAATACCTTTTGTTATCATTGCATCACTATCATAATAAACTTTAACGTTGCCTTCAACAACTCCTACATCTACCCATATTTGGCTTATACACCCGCCAATCAATCTGTCATCAGTTCTTAGTTCTGCAGGCAGTGTGGTTGCCTTCTTGGCAAGATCTACTAGATAGGCTAACCTATCCGTGCCTTCAAGCAAATTCAAATCTTCAGCCCAATTGTCTAATTTTACCATTGTACCCAATTCCATATTCCACGCACTGCCAAAAGCAAATACATTAGTTCCATTAATGCTCGGGGGATATCTTTGTCCTTGTATCCCATGTATATCCAAATACTACAACTTGCTAGAGCAACTGTCCAACCTAACCATTGTAGTTCTGGATTACCACCACTCAGCGTAAATGCACTTACCATCGCTAAAATAAATCCTAGCCAACGCCAGCCATCTATTTTATGATAGTATCTTATTTTCATTTCTTGCCTAAAATTTTTAACAATTTGTTTTGTTCTCTACGTTTGACAAAATCATCTTCGTCAACAAAGGTAGAACATTTTGATAATTCATCTTCAACGAACCAAAGTATTTCATACAAGTCTTGCTTGCAACCCCATCCAACAAATCCATCTTGTCTAGGATCGGTTGCCGCCAACGTAATTTTTTGTATTGCACTACAAATGTCCGTCTTGTTCCAATCTTTTATCATATACATATATACACGAATTTACATCTGCTGTCAAGAGAAAAGGCTGTGCCGTCGAACACAACCTTACCATTTTATAGTCCGTTAGGGACAATCACATAGTGAATAGCAAGTACCACTCCAACTGATGCGCCTAAGCCAATCATCATCTTAAAGAAGTCCTTACCTATAAGTGGAAATACTGTCTTGAACTTTTCCTTGCCTGTTATCGTTGCCATAGCAAGTTCACGTCCACACAGTAGACCCACAAACACCCAAGTTGTACTCATCGGAATATCATTTAGTTCCTTGAAGAACCAAAGTATTAGCCAATAAACAGCATCAATAATAGTTGCTGACCTTACGTATCTTGTGTTGTGTTTTTCTAATACAATCTTTTGTATCTTACCTCCACCTTCACGGAACATAAATCCTA